TGAAGGTCTGAAGTAACTTGGTTGAACCAAACTTGTTCTACTCATAGACTGATATCTCATACCTTGGACTATGTCTGAAGAGGTTGTTGCCCATGAATTAAATTGGTCACCAAAAATTGTTGATGTATTTGCCAACCTCCATTGATAGAATGGAACAACCTGTGATTTTATACCGTATGGATAAGGGTTAGCGTTTGATGATGGAGTTGCCCTGAAATTTATTCTACCCGGTGTAACATAATCCTTAAATTGTATGTCGTCTGTAGTTGATGAAAACCAAACAGCCATGGCAGGATTAGAGGCGGTTCCCAAAATGTTCACCGGGTCATCTGTTCCACCCGTTGTATCATAATACTCAGGTGAAAACTTAATCACACCAAACTCTGAATTTATTGACATCAATTGAGCCAAGTCACCATCGATTCTTCTACTAGTTCCGTTTCTTGAAAAAAGTTGATTTATAGAGTTATCACCCAATGAAATTAACCTTCCTAATGCGGTTCCATCGGTAATTCTTGAAATCACAAAAAGGTTAACCAAATCTGAAGTGTCCCCATAACTTGTTGATTCCAGATACGGCATTATATATCCACGGGTGTCTGGTTCAAATATTATTTCTGAATAAAATGAATCTTTGATACCCAAATTCAAAATTGTAGTTGGAAATAAAAGATTTCTTGCGTTCACTGAACCAACGGCTGGTGTTTTACCAACAAATTTCGATGTGGAACTATTGTAAGGTGAACTTCTATAGTAAAAATTGTTTGTCTTTGTATCGAAATAAACTATATCTTTACAAAAAGTTGTCACTGGTTGATTGAGTCTGTTATATTTGGTATCGACTTGTATTGGAAAAGCATATAGTGCACCATTAATCCAATTGTTCATAAAAGATTGAGATAAAACACCCCTACATAATCCGTAGAAATATCTAAATCTATATGCCCACTCGCTATAGTTTTTGATATCTTTACCCAAATCTGTAATCGGCTTTCTCAAAAACATATAACAACCTCTTTCTACAGCATCCGTTTCTGTACATCCGGTATTAATTTCAAAATTACTTCCAAAACCTTGATAACATGAAAGTTGAACCATTGATTCACAATTGAAACTTGCTAAAACAGCTGTGGAATTAAACTGACCTTCAAGGTCGGGTTGGACTTGTTCCGCACCTGTTGCATAACCTGGAGCATCTTCCGTTCCTGTTAGTTCTGGAATCAAATAAAACATAAAGTTATTGTTCTGCTGAAGTAAAGCTGCGGTACTAGTCCAGCTCGGACCATTCAACTGGTCTGATGATGGCAATCTATCATTTCTGAAAACATTGGAAGTTTTAACACTTATTGCCATAGGAGAACCAGTTAAAACAGGATAAAGGTTTGGACTATTATACCCCGTACTTACATCTGCATATCCGAAAGAAAGACCTGTTGTCAAATTAAGATAAAAAAACGCCCCCCCTGAAATGTCCTCACCCAAACTGTACTTGTCTGAATCCTCACCGAAATAATAAAAATCATTTGCAGTGTTTGTAACTTTTGCGATTACGCCATTATTACTTCTATTTTGAGCCCCATTAACCGACAAAGATGAGTCTATTCTACCGTAATAACCTACAGATGATGAAGTAAACCCTGAAAACTCATCACCTGGTGTGAAAAAATACGAAGGGTAAAAAGTTTGTGATTGTAACATTCTTTGAACTGACCTTGAAGTATCAGGTAGTTTTTGAATAGGTATATTTAGTCTTGTTGATGCTGTGATTGTCACACTTGTGTCTGAAAGTCCGAATATTTTTCCTATCTGATATTCATTTGTGAATTTCGGAGAATAAGGGTCAACTCCTCTTTGTAAGATTAAGACATATTGCTGCTGCATATTATCAAAAACTTGGTATGGACTTATATATGAGGTTGCCTCTCTTCTGTATCCAAATGTTGCCCTATGTCTCATTTCAACGACTTTGTGGCCAGATGTTAAAATGTTTGGAAAATTTTGAATTTGGTTTGTATTCCAAATTTTCGCGGCGTCTGCAACCGTGATTGCAGTCACAACTTGGAAATATTCTCTATCCATTGGATAGAATTGTCTTGTTATAGTGGAACCTGTTGATAGTGTATATGTCGTTGTATTTTCAGAGGTTTGTGTCGCAGCGTACTTTACAGTAATTGTTGATGGACCTGAAATTGTTGTACCGGTGATTCCTTGAGTTATACCTGTTACCGTGCTTGTTGTATATAAAAAATTCAAATCTGATGTTGTTGCTGGGTCTACACAAGTAAGTAAATCGCCAGAAAAATATGGTGAATTCGAAAGAACCGTAATTGTGTTATCAGTATGAAAGCTGTTTAGATTTTCAGGTTTATTAAATGAAACCCTAATTTTATTTATACCATCGAAATATGAATCACGTGAATTGAAAATATTAATTCTTTCTCCTAAAGGTAATCCATCGGACCAAGCAAAATACCTTCTACCGTCGGAATCGTCTGATTGATAACGCACCACTGCAGATTTAGGAATTTTGAATAACCCCAAGTCTTGAACATTGTCATTGTTACCCGCCATCGCGTCAGAATATATTAAAGATTTGTATTGAATATCTTCTGATGGAGTATTTCCAACAAAAATTGATTGAAGTCCGTTATAATAACTTGAAGGAAAAGATACATAAGAAAGAACTCCGTTTGCACCCCCAAGCACTGCCGAGTTGTCGATTTCAGTATCTTTACATTGACAAGCCTCACATTCAGGATAAGTCATCATCGGTAGTCTTATAACAAAACTTTTCTTTTCACATCTAATGTTGAGAAGCGCACATATGAATCCGAATGGTCTTACATTTATTATTGGTATCTTTATTCCGCATAAGAAACACAAAGCACCTATAACAATACTATAAATTCCCAAAATCAAGTGTGCTATTATCAAAAGAAAAAGTCCCGTAAACTGTAAAACCTGAAAAATAAGTGAGAACAAGAAAAACAATAAATCGAAATTTCTAAATCCATCATTTACAGGAAACTTATTGATTGTAGATTCACAGTCATCATTATCAATTTCTTTTATTCCTATGAATCTTCCTTTACCACCTTTTTTCCATTGGTCAATTAAACCTGAAACAGTATATACTCTGTTGAACTTGAATTCGTAGAAAGTATCGTCACAATCAACAATTTCATTAGTTCTATTTAATAGTTGTTGTCCTGAAAATCCGTTTGTATATCCCGACCAATCTAAACCAAAATAATATGAACTGTCAAGTTGAACTCTATTACCCGTGTTGTCTGTATAAGGGTCTCCTGTTCCCGTCCAACCATATTCTTTTACGTTGGGTACTAAAAAATAGGCTCTTCTAGTTTGTTCAGTCAACTGTGGAGACTGTTGCCATTTTATTTTGAATCTATATTTGGCTTTGGTTGGTACACCTATTGAAGGGTCATTTGAAAAAACTTTTTCTCCAAATTCATTTGTCACTATGTAATCCAAATTCATGGGAAGCTCAGTCAACCATGTACCATTCCCGTCGATTATATTTCCTGATTGTTCTAGTTCGTGTTGCTCAATTATAGGGTTTCCGTCAGGTCCTAATTGAATGGTTTGTCTCAAAGCTAAAATTTGACCCGGTCCTGCGGTTAATCCACAAAGATTACCCATGTTGTCTTTTGGTCTACAATTTTTTCTTACTCTGAATTTATCACCTGTAGAAAACATTGAACCCATGAATACTGAAGTTGGTTGTATGTCAATGTTAGCGTCGTCACGTAAATCAAAGTCCAATCTATTAACGGCAATCTGACAAATTTCAGGGTCACCCCAAAGAGGTGAAACCTCTATACTCCTCTGTATGTTTATGATTTGAGGTAATGAATTTAAATCAGCGGATGTTCTAAATCTATTTCCGGCAACCTGTTGTTCGGTTGCTAAACCCATCCTAATTAAATCTTGCGGTGTAAGTGAGAACTCTCCAATGTCTGATAGGTCAACATCCATCACTAAAGTTTGAGTACCTAATGGTACCCCCATCAACATGTAATCTCCGCTTTCGTTAGTTTTGGCTGTTAATTTATAGTATTTGTCATAAACTTCGACTGGAGTTCTACCTGTAAGTGCATCTAATCTTGTTGGCAATGTTCCTGTGGCTGCATGGGTCGAGTAGGATTTCTCGTAAGGTAAAAGATTATATCTGTAACCATCCTCATTTATGTCTGATGGTGATTTATATGGATAGACACTTTGGATAATTGGGTTCGATTCATCTATTGAGGTAATAGGAACAAAGATTGCTACTCTGGCGTTTGGAATTCCGAGTCCGTTGTTTGCAGTAACTCTTCCTACAACAACACCATAGTCGGCACACGTTCTTGTGTAGATATCGTCTAAACTTATTGAGAGCGATAAAATTTCCAAGAATTCGTATTCTTGGTCGAGTTGAATGTTGATTGACTTATTAACTCCTACTTCTGTCCTTATCCTATATGAATCACCCATCAAGTTCTTTAGTTATAAATAGTTTATTGGGTTTTTTTCAAAAACACAACTTACTTGAAGTATAACTCATTAATGGAAAAACTAAATTAGTTACGTCATTGTAACTGATTGGAAATTCTTGACTGAAACTCTAATGTCTTTACCTGGATATCTTATCTGATAAACTTGTGAAGGTTGTGCAAAAATTGTGTCGTCCACCGCACCAATTTTTTTGGTGACAGGGTCTGAATATTCCATTGAAGTTTCAAAAGAGGAATATTGTCCTCCAACCTCATTAAAAACTTCCAAGTTTGTAACAGTTAAAACTCCGTTTTGATTTTGAATCAAACTTTGTAATTCTGAAAGATATATGTTTTGACCTAATTGTCTTACTTGTGGGTCGAAATAATTTGATACTACATCAATTACAGCAGAAATCACTTGACCTGAATTTTGTGCCGTGTCAAGAACAATCGAAATATCAACACTAACATCAATTACCTCCGCTGTGAAAATTGAAATATAGTCATTCATCATTCTGTAGTTAGAAAGATAATTGGCAATATTCTGTTTCAAAGTGTTAGAAACTATACTTGTAAGTTTACCTGAAGTATCATAAGATAGAATTTGAATCAAAATCTTATTATCATTTTCAGTTATTGATACCTTTGCCGGTGCCCCAAATTGAGCTGGCATATTTCTTATAATAGATTCATAATCTTGGACTGTTACGGCTCTCTTTTGTGCCGAAAAGTTGAATGTAACGTAATTTCTGACCTCCTCTAACGAAGGTACTCCCGCACCACCAATAGCGGCAGTAACGTTGTTACATCTCAAAGAGTTTACCACTGATGAGTTTGTAGATTCTGAAGGTCCATTCACAAAGAAACTTACGGTACCAATTTGATTAATTACGTTTGTACCCAAGTTTGAACTCAAACCACCACCAACTCTATACTGAATGAAAAGTGTGGAGTTTGGACTCAAGGTATTACCCAAAGATACGTTGTTACTATATTTTTGGATATCCATAGTAAGACCCAACGTAGTGAATTCATCCAAAGCGTCTTGAGCTGTGTTTGTTCCACCACCAAATGTCATTTTTTTAAAACCTTCAGCAGTATATTCTGAAATAAATCTATTACTTGTTTGGATATATCTTCCAACTTTGATACCGGGTTGGTCTGATACTTTGGTTGGGTCTTCAACAAAAATTCTATCTTCGGCTAAAGCATCAACTTCATACCATCTATTTTCAAGACCCAAGAATTCTGCAGTTGTTGGTACATTGGAATAATCAGTTCCGTCTTTTAGTAATACACTTGTTATACCTAAAACATTTTTTTCAGGTAGAAAAAGTTCGTAGAACGGTCTAACATCACTTGGTGTCACAACTTTTTTGAATACTTTGGTAATACCGTTCACAACAAGTTCTCTCTTTGTGATTGTATAATTTAAGAGAACTCCGTTTGCGTTGAAGTTTGGTATTTTTAGTCTGTTTGGAAATCCTTGAGCATTGTAAGGTGAAGCAAAATCTATATCGTAAACGTTCTCAAAAACCAAACCCGCACCAACTACTTGCGAACCTCTCAATAGTTGTCCAAGATATCTTTCATCTTCTTTGTCTCCGAAAGCAGGAACTGTGATTGAAAAATCAACGAGTGCTGTTGATGGTCTCTGACCAGGAAGTTTGAGACCGTAGGTTCTAGCAATATTGTAAATTGATGACCTTTGTTGTGCATATTGTAGAACGGTCTCCTGAATACTTCTATCGATATGATAGTGTAAGTTATCAGCAACCGCAGCATTCAAATCCAAAAATACCGAGAATACTGAAGCATCGTTGAAATCTTGAATTAGTTCAGGATAATAAGTCCTGACATAATTTAACAAGTCAGTTCTTATGGCTTGGAAATCACGGGACGTGTATGATATTTTACGATTTGCCATCTAATTTAAATATTGATTATAACAAAATCACTCTGTGCAAATGTTTGTCCATTCGTAGAATAATCAAGTCTTATTTTTGCTGTGTATTCTGAAGTACCTTTACCTGGCGCTCTGTAAATAGATGACTCACTTGTGCCTACAAAATTTTGTCCTGTAGCAATGTCAACTTCCTCTTGTGGGTCAGCAGGTTCTATTGTTAAACTGTTTACCAACAGATTCGGCATGAATTGTTCAATTGAATCTCTTATGTCTGCCTCAATCGCATCAAATGTCAAACCATCAAAAGGTTCAAACAAAAACTCGTATATTCTTGTTCCAAATTGAGGTAGATAATACCTTGAACCTTTGCGTGTTAACAACAGGTGAATCAAGTCAGATTTTATTTGGTTTTTTTCTAACTCTGTCAGTTCAAGATAATCACCCCTTTTAGAATCTCTAAAAGGGAAATTTAAACCATATGTAATACCATCTGCCATTAAACATAAATATAGATGGTTTATTTTTTTATTAAAGTTGAACCTCTATGATGTTTCGGTTCGAAGGGACAATGTTTACATCCTGAACCACAACAATATCCTCGTTGTTTGTGATATTCTTCTGTGAAAACTATCTTATTACCAACTTCATAAAAATGAGAAGGGTCAAGTTTTTTAGGCTTGACCCTTTTGTCTGAATTATTTTCCATAGGTTAAACTAATACACAAGCCCCTCCAGCACATGCTAACTCACCACTCAAATCAGTATTGTCGTCTGACTCAACTATTTTAGATAAATCAACATCCTTTAAAGTTGCCATAAGTTCTTCATACTTTTCTTTTGTACAATCTTCGAAAGGTGCTTGAATGTATGTTCCACCGTCATAAGGTAGAACTGAAAGTCCGTTATAATATTCTTTGTTTTCCCACATCCACTCTCCAACTGCCGGCCATTCGTGTTCACGAATTGAAATAGTTGCGGATACGTTGTGAGCGTTTGAACCACTTCTGTGACCTGGTTTAATCCACTCCTGTTGTACTTTTTTAACTCTCTCAAGGAGTTGAATTGGTGATTCGTTTCTTAAAATTGAACCTTCAGGTGATTTTTGTGGTATGCCGATTACAGCCGTATCATGTGGTCTGAAGTATTCATCTTCAACAAGTTCAGGGTGGTTATCTTTTAAGTAAGTGTAAATAGATTCGTTTTTACCTACTCTCACTCTTCTGATATAGTAATCGTTGTGCCATGCGTGAATTCCTGATGAAGTTCCAAGAGTCAATGAAGTTGTTCCTGCTGGTTTTACTGTTGTTGTTCTTGCCGCTGGATTGATACCAATCAAATCAGCAACTCTTTTGTTTTCTTCTTTAACAACTTTTCCCGCAGCCTTCATATTAAGTCCCAAAACTGCTCCCGAACCAATTCCTGTCATTGAAATTCCAATCAAAGCATCTTTCTCTGTAGTTCTTTGCCAAATAGGTCTTAAGTAATGGAAATCTGTATAACCTGCTTGAAGTGTTCCAATGAAGGTTGCAGCTTTAACTCTATCTTCATAATCTTCTTGAGAAACAACATTTGATACGTTTACCTCTGTAAGGTTACAGAATTGAAATGGACGAAGTGCAATTTCACAACAAGGGTTTGTACCCCAATCTTTATCGTTACTTAAATAAATTCCAGGTTCACCAGCACCGCTAGCTTCGATTCTTTTCCAAAGGTCCATGAAATAGTCCTTTGTGATTTTGTGTCTCATAAGAACAGCAGAGTTGTTAGCTCTTCCTCTTTGTGGATTGTGCTCCCACCAAGAACCACTTTTACAACCAATCATTTCTTCATCTGTTGCTGAGAACAGAGAAATAAGGGCCGCTCTTCTTATACCACCAGCAAGTACCGCGTCAGCAATATGACAAACCATATCGTGAACTTCGATTGGTCTTAACTTGTCACCATCTTCTTTTGAATCCAAGATACCCTCTAATTTAATCAAACATTCTTTGAGTGGTTGAGGACCAGGAGCTTTACCCCCTGATGTAACAAGTCTTGCGCCTTTTGGTCTGATGTCGCTAAAGTCAAATTCAATGTGTGAACCTCCGAAGAAATAAGTCTTAATTAAAACCTTAACCGCATCGGCCCATCCTTCAATTGAATCTGCCACGAGCCATCTTCTTCCTCTTTCTTTACTTGGTTTTCTAATTTCAGGTAATGATTCTACGTGGTGTTTTTGAACAGAATACCCTACTCCTGTACCACCCAATAACAAGAACATAATTTCAGAAAATACTCTCCAATCATCTACAGGTGCGTAAGCACAGTTGTAAATTCTGTTTGGTGAAATTTCAATAGGTTTTCCTGCAAACTGCATTGAGCGCATTGATGGGAGAACTTGTTTTCTATACACATACATGTAGTTCTCTCTGATTTCTTTTTCTAATTGTGGAAACTTTTTGATATGCATCTCCATGTTTCTTGTAACGAGCTCCTGCCAGGTCTCTCTTCTCTTCAATTCGGGAACATACTTGGCGTACTTCATATACACCGTAATCTCCGATAAAATTCTGTTTGAAATGTCCATTTTGTAATTTTTAAAGATATAACTTTTTTATCAAAAAATCGTTGATTTTTAAGATAAATATGAGGTCGGCGCCAAAGCGACCATCAAATTTTATAAAAAAAAATAAGTTTTTTTTAGAAAAAGTAGATATTTAATTACGAGTTATTTTGAGTTTGTTCCCTTTGTTTTCTTTTCTCCAATAATTCTTTAACTCTATCTCTTTTTCTTTCTTCTTGTTGCTCTTCAAAGCCCAAGAATGTAACCGAAGCTTCAGTATCTATCTCAAGTAATTCGTTGTTGAATTTACAATTTTCAAATACAACTCCGTCTTTACCCAATCTAGATTTGGTTATTGCTATTGTGGCCAAATTCAATTCTTTTTGTTGTAATGTTTTAGCTACCGTAATGATTACGTGTCCAACTTGCGCTTTCTTGATTGAACCTCCCATTTGGTCTGTAGTTACAACTTCAGAAGAAATTGAACTTCTATTACCTTGAGTTGCTGTCCATCCAACTAAATTAAGTTCATGACACATCGCTTCAAAAGCTCTCATCACCGAACCTTCTGCTTTCCATTCGTCTTTAGCGCTCTGTTCAGGTAAAACACAATCGATATAGTCCAAAAGAATCAAATCTATCTTGGTTCCATCGGCAATCATTTTTCTGACTTGGTTTTTAATTTGATTCATAGTCATTGTATCTGATGCCATTTTTTTTAGAACCAACCTATTTTTCATGGTCTCTTGAATCTCGGTAATCTTACCCATAACCTCTTCTTTATGATTCGCGAGTTCATCGGGTGGTATTCCTGTCCAAATTGTGAAGTGTTTTCTTTGTACAATCTTTGGGTTATCCTCAAAAAATATTTGAAGGACATTATACCCCATATTGAAAGCGGTGTTAGCGATTTTTGTGAGGATTGTTGTTTTACCAACACCTGTGGGTGCCAAAATAACTCCAATTTCTCCTTTCGCTAATCCGCCTTTGAGGAGTCTGTCGATTCCCGCAATCCCCATAGGAATCGGGTGTCTATAATCCTCTTCTAAAACTGTTTCAAGTCCTGTGAAGATATCCGACAAACCCTTATCACTCTGACCTACTTGTAAAGCCTCACGAACAAGTCCCTCAACTTTATCATAGGATTCGAAGTCTCCTTCAGTGATAATTTTATTTGCCTTGTCCATTGCTTTCTGTAACTCTTGTTGTTTACAGAATTTCAAAGCCTTTTCTTGTACAAATTGAGAACCTTCAAATGGTGCTTCTTTTACTTGTTTTAGTGTATCCAAAACAATTTTTGCAACAAGTTCTTGTGTAACCTCTGACCTTACAATTTGGGAAAGTATTTCAAAGTTGGGGGAGGATTCATATTTTTTGTAATACTCCTTAATCATTTGAAGAATGATTTTGAAGTACTTGTTATCAAAGTAAGAAGGTTCAATTACATCAATAATCGAAGCTGCGAAATCTTTATCTTCTATGATTTGGTTTAACAACTGAATCTGAAATGTGTTACCCAAATAATCAAAATTCTTTACCATATATTTTTGTGACTCCCCTCTCATATCTAAATAGTCATGCGCTCAAGTCAAGTTCGCAATATTTGTAATTTAATTTGGTTTTTGAAAAAATGTCAGTCAGTTCACGAAGGACCTCTTTTAGAAATGGTCGTACGTCAACTGTATAACGAACTTTGGGTGGAAACTTTTTTCCGTCAAATATTCTATGACAAAGTGTCGTGTCTCCAACCTTTACATAAATGTTGAACATTTCAGGTCCTTCTGTGAATGATGTTTCCATGATTTTAGGGTCATGAATGATTGCTTCTTTGTTGTCCAACATATAGACAACTGTTTTCATCTTGAGATAGTACTCAAGTTCTTCTTTGAGAGATTTGATGAATTCATAAAACTCGATAGAGTTTTTTGCTTGAGGGTTGTAACCTCTGACATTAAAGAATCTTTGGACAACTATGTTGTCGTTAAGAGTTAATAAAAACTCCATCTTTGTACTGTCTTGTTCTTTCATAAATTTTAATTTTTGTTTGTGTTTCGTTTTTCTTTACGTGAAAGTTTTAAAAATGGTTTGAGGAAGTTAACCCAAGCTTCATCATTCTTGGGGAGATACTTGAAAAGACCATCTTCCATCATTAGTCTCATCAAGTTTTTATAGCCTCTGTCTGTTGGGTCAATTGTATCGGTATGAATTTGTTCTACCAGGGCTTTGCCGTCTTCCGTAATTAGGGGATTATTAAGGTCGACAATTTGTTTATTGATAATGTAGAACTGTTCTCCAAGTATACCGCTTTTAGTCCGTCCTGTCAAAATATTTGATAGGCTTTTTGGGGATTTTGGATGCATGTTTTTATGGGCATAATCTAAAATTTCGTCGATTGTGCAGGTTTTTTCGAGCATAACCGGAAAAAGTTTCACCAAAGTTTTTTCCCCCAACCCTTCAATACCATCAATATTGTCTGATTTGTCTCCAGTGAAAACTTTACAAACTGTTACATTTTGGTGAGGTATATCAACTTTATTGATTGTTATCTTATCACCGTTTCGGAAATACTTTTTTTGTACGGGGGAATAAATTGTAACCCTTTCATTTATGAGTTGGGTGAGGTCTTTGTCGCCTGAAAAAATTATGATTGTTTCATCTACAGCAATCCTACAATATTCCGCAATGAGGTCATCGGCCTCGTTGTTTTTCATTTCAACTTGACGAACAAATACCTCCTCCAAATACATCTTTACTCTTGCCTTTTGTTGCAAGTAAGATTCGTATTTGTACTCATTCATGTCTTGGCGACGATTTCCCTTGTATTGTGGGTAAATAGATTTACGAATTGATGAGTTGGAGTCACCGTCCCAAAATACAACCACTTTATCGTGATTGTGCTCCTCCAAGAATCGACGAAGTGTGTTAATGAAGTGGTAGACCCCACCAATGTGAGAACCGTCACTGAAGAGGTCCTTAACCCCGTGAAATCCTATTTTAAATAAATTGTCTCCGTCGACAAGTAATGTTTTTGTCACAAACCTTTTTTAGAGGGTTACTCAATCTTCTTTTTCTTCTGTCAATGTAAAATCACCTTCAGCACCAATAATATCTTTCCAATAATCTGCATATTCTTTTTTGTACGTTTCAATTGAAGCTTTCTCTTCAACCGAATCTTTTCCCGCAAGGAATCCGTGTGGTGTTACAATAATCTTTCCGTCGTCATACCCCAACCCATTGATGTGGTTTTTCATTACAGAAACTTTGCTTCTAACTGCAAATTTTACTGAACGTTTGTCTTTTGTTGCAGTAATCTTTGTGGTACCTGCGCCTTTTTGGTTTCCGAACAAAAACACAAGAGAAGAATTTAACCAAACAGATTCTCCACCTTTAGCTTTTATTTTCGGTTGACCGAATGGATTATCAGGAAGTTCTACCCAAGGTTGGTTGATAATAATAAGAGTATTTTCGTATTCTGTATCTGCCTTCCTCGAACCTGAAATTCTTTGGTTAATTCCCATTCCAATCTTGTCAGACAATACTGATGCGTTGTGTTGTTTACCACCCTTACCTTCATAGGTCATCTTACAAGGAACAGAACCAACTGAATCCCAAATAAAACACAAACTATAATTTAATTCACCTTTCTCTTGAGCATCCAACAGTTCGTTGATATAGTCTGTAATTTGTTCAATATAACTAAAGTTGTTGTTGAATAAGAAAAATCCATCCCAATCCAATTCACCTGTTTCTTTGTCCACAACTTCCTCGCATTGAAATCCCATAAGTTTGGCGTGGTCAAAACTCCATTTCTGTTCTGTAATAATGAAAACAGGAAGTATCTCTTTTTTTTGAGCATCAACTGCTGCTTTGATTGCGGCAGTTGTCTTACCAGTATCACTATGTCCCAAAAACATGTTGATGTGTCCTATAGCAGGACCAGGTAATCCGACCGCATCCAAAAAATCTCCGCCCAAATCTAAAAATCTTTGAGGTTTGTATTTTGCCGAAGTTGAAAATTTCTTTTTTAAATTACCGAAGTCATTCTTTTTTATCGCCATAAATTTTTTTTTAAAGTTTCCAATCAGTGCCTCTTGCATGAACCACAAGATTGAATCCTGTATTATAATCTTTTATTGTTGTAAAATCATTTTCTTTCAAATATTCAATTGTGTTTGAACCCATACAAGAATAATCATGAAAGAAAATAATTGATTTTGTTTTCAAGAAAGGAAGGAGATTTTTTACATCTAGGTCAATTTGTGCCTCACTGTGACCTCCGTCGATGAATATAAAATCTAATTGTTCTGTAAAATGTTTTTCAATCAATCTACGATTATCATCAGGTGACCATCCTATTTCGAGGTAGACGTTATTTTCTATTCCCAAACTCTCAATGAGTCCTTTGGCCATATTGTACCCGTCTGAATTTATTCCGTCTGTATCTATCCTTGTTTCATGTGTATATGAAGTGGATGTACCTAAACTTTCTTCTACATATGAGTCTATTGAAACTAATTTACCATTAGTCTGACAAAGTGCCTGCCCCATAACACAAGAAGATATTCCAAATGCGGTTGCGACTTCATAACCAAATTTCAGATTATTGTTTATAATAATATCATAAACAATGTTAGCTTCAGTTTCACGGAGTGAGAACGGATGAAAATGGTTTGTCGTTTTCAAAAAATCCATACCATCAAGTATCTCTAAACCAAATCCAAGATTCATCTTTTTTGAAATCTCTACTAGTTCGGAGTGTTTCTTCAAATTCTTACTGGTCATTATCTACTTTTTTCAAGATTGGTAGTTTTCCGTTTTTTGGACCTTTGTAATATTTTTGGTTTTCTTCGTAGAGAATACCTATCTCATCTTCGTGAAGAGTAATTAAATTCAATTCCGAGTTATCTTCTTCATCGAGTCTTTCCAACATCCCAAATAAAACTGTATCCCCAACTTGTTTTGGTCTACCTGAAAAATAAAATTTATCTTTCAACAAATTGAGAATGTCGAAGGTTAGAATTTTGTTGTCCCTTAACTGTAAGTCAATTTCTTCTTTGAATGTCATAACAAAAAAATATGTTCCCGACACAATTGTCGGGAACATAGTATAAATTAGAATGGTAAATCACTATCTACGTCAGCATCTGCTTGTGGGTCAACAACTTTTTTAGAATTTTTCGTTCCGCCAATTGTCTCTTCAGATTCGGAAGAATCACCATAAACATATCCGCCTTTTTCAGAATCCCATTTTGGAGTTTCTCCTCTTGCTATTGCTTCAAGGTACTCAACGGGTTTTTTACTATATACATCAGTCCAACTCAACTCATCATTTACCCACTCTTTAGCCTGGTCTTTGTCTGTGTGAACAGGAGCTGGGTCATCATACATGATTGCTGATACAGTCGTATACTCTTTTCCTTTTGGAGTTTTTGATTTAGCAAGTTCGATGATTAGGTCACGACCATTTTCTGCGTCAGTGATATCACCCTTGTTTCTCCAAATTGGAATGATTTTGTCGAGGATTCCCTCGTTCTTGTAATTGTGTTTGAAACGCCAAAACTTTGGTCCGTCCTGCTCGTTATCACGGTCGATAACTTTTACGATGTAAAACTTACGAGACTTGTATTGTTTTGCCAACTCTTTGTCGGATTCTTTTCCTGTTGACATCAACTCTTCGTAAACTTCGTTGAGTGGTGAACGTTCGTTATCATTTTTTCCTGGGTCGTAGAACTTTTGCCACTGACCCCCTACTTGGATTTCATGATACCAAGCCTCTTTGAATGGTGAGGAACCATCTGTGGTAGGAAGAATTCTTACTCTTCTCTGACCTGATTTCTCTTTATCACCAAGGATTAAAGCGAAATACTTTTTCATTCTTTCGTCTTGCGACATTTTCGATTGGGCCCCGCCCCCGATTTGATTTTTTTCATACTGTGCCAATACGGCGTCTAATACATTACTCATAGTTAAATTGTTTAAATGTTTATTAAATATAATTGGGTTTACCCTATATGTCAAATTAAAAAGGGACCTTTCGGTCCCTTATATTTTTATAACATTTCGTTGTCTTCTTCAGGTTGGAATGATTTTTTTATATCACTCATATTTGCGTCAGTTACATCCTCTGGTTTGAGAACATAATCCTTTTTTCCTGTAAGTTCCATCTCCGCTTTCTTATCCGTGAAAAAATCACTCAACTTTTGGTTGTATGGTGCTGAATCATAACTTCTCAACTCAAGTCTTTCTTCGGGAGTTTTTTGTCTATATTTTTCAATCTTATCTTCGATAGTATTAAGTCTATTCATAATTGAATCCATCTCTGATAATTTTGATTCCAAATTAGATACTTGATTAAATAAATTTTGGAAATACTCCTCTTGTTTCTTTTCAATAGATTTTTGAGAATCAACTAATTCAGTAATATCCATTTCTTCAACACCGCCTTCTTCTTCTTTTTCTTCTGATTTTCCCTCATCATCTATTTTTTCTACATCGGGGTCATTATCTACGTCAATTGGTTCTGACCCTGCAGGTGCTGGTGGTGGAGCTCCTGCCGGTGGTGCTGCTGGGTCTGGTAATGGCGCTGTTTCCGCACCTGTCGCCGCTGCGTCTGTAGGTGGTGGTGGAACAACCTGCTCGATTATATAACTGTTGATTTGTCTATAACGTTCAATCTCGCTTAATATTTTTTTATCTAAACTCATTTTTCTATCCGTTTAAAAGTTGTTTTATACCACGTACGGTTTCAACCTTAACTTTTCTATTCAAAAGATGTTGATGTCCCGCTCTTTCTATAAGACCATCTCTGTCTCTAACAACGTAACACTCCCCCGTGTCTAAATCACAAACTTCTCTTGTTCCGTCACCGTTGTCTTGTTCAGAATATCTTACCGATTTTCCAAGGTAAGAATCTAATTTTGATTTTAAATCTTCTCATTCTCTCGGCAGGAGGATAATAAAATTTATATGGTAAAGAATCACGGTCGAACCATTGAGATATAGGTGTTGTGGGGACAGCTATTTTAGCAAACGCGGAATTTACCACACCATTAGTTTCATTGGTGCTTAATGTAAAAGAACTCACATTATATGGTGATGTTTCGTCGATACAGTTATTTCCCTCTAATTCCATATACATGTATCCAGGTCCCATTAAATTTATTTTATAGGTAGCCTCTATCCAATGCACTTCTGAGCCAATTAATGTTAAATCTGGCACTAACCAAAAACCATCGTCTCCATAGGAAACATCACCGTAGTAAAATCTAGGAACAATTTTACCGTAATAATATGCTATATAGATAGCCTTATTCGTTATCTCGGAACCACTCACAGATTGTTCATTGCATCTAGTTAAACCTAAATTTCCTGGCAAACCCCAATTACTAAAATCTGGAATTTGTTGTCTAGCGCCACAATATAAATTTTCGGTTAATTTATTTTTAACGAGTTGAATTTCATTGGTCAAGAGAAAACCGTCAGATTTATTTCCAAACCATAATTTTTGTGCAACACTATTATATACAATAACAAATTTCGTATATCCACCTGCTAAAACTAATTGATGATTTGCTTCTAAATAACTTGCTTGTTCTTCAGGGGTTAAAGAAGGGTCTGTAGATTTTTCAATAAAATAATCCGTTAATCGAACTGTAACTGCATGGTTAAATTTATTGGTTAATTCAGTAGCCATTTGAATAGGATTATAAAACCCTTCTTCAATG